CCGGGCATTACTTTCCTTCTGCTCGCAGGTAAACTTTCGTTGTCTTTTATTTTGTTATACGTGTCAGCGTCTAAATACCCTAACTGCACTAGCAGTTCATCGCTGAACTCTTTTTGTGCATTTAGTAAATCAGAACCTCTTCCTGTAGTAGTTAGAGCAGTATCTATTTTATTAGAAGTAAACTTATCCATTTCTATAAGCTCTTGTACATTTGTAGGCACACCTTGCTCTTGATTTGCGCCAGATACGTCATCCTGCATAGCTAAGTTTCTTGTGCCAGGAAGTCTTTGTTCTATAGTGCCGTCTCTATTAACAGCTTCTTTAGGAGTTTCCCCTGGATTTGTTTTCTCTTCTTCTAGGTTAGCTATACCATTTTTAATAGCCTCCCTTATAATTTCTAATTGTTCTGCGCCATCTTTGGGAGTAATCTCTCCGTTTGCTACTTGTTCTTCTATAGCGGCTATTGTTTCTTGGGCATTCTTATCTTCTGCTGCTGCAATACCTTGTTGAGAAGCCGCTCCTAAAGTGACTGCCCCTTTACTTCTTATTGCTTGTTGCCCAAGTAAAATTGTATTTAGTTGGTCTTTCATATCATTTGGGTTTGTAAACAATACAACATCATTTGGGTCGTTACTAAACCCTAAAGTTTTTGGTACTAAACCTTGTTTGCCTCGTACAGAAAACGAAATCTTCCCATCCTCTGGGTCTACATTAATACCTACTATTGCCCCTCTCTCTGTTTTATTTGTATTTATATCTGTGTAGGAACTGGCAATATTGCTAGAGTTAAGTATTTTTAAAATCTTAGCTTCGTGTATAAATTTACCTGTTTTTGAGTCCGTTCGCCCTAGCTCACCCCACCCCTCATCAGTTATAGCGCCTATAGAAGGCCCGCCATCTGGATTCCTGTACATATTAACAGGGTTTATAAAGCTACCATCTTCTTTTTTTAAGCTTATATTAGCTGAAAAATCAGATGTTTCTTGTGCGTTTGTTTGGTCTAAACTTTTTCTATTTCTCTGGTACGCGCTTATTTGAGCTATTTGTGCTGCAGTTGCCATTTTATACTCCGAATGCTGCTAGCAGCATGGTTGTACCTAACCCAGTCATCTGAGAAGAGTAGTTAGCTTTGGCTTGTCCATAAGCATTCCGTCTTTGAGAAGCCATAGCGGCAGAATCGCCTAGGCCTTGCATAGCGCTATTATTTACGCCCTGCCCTATGCCTATAAGTTCTTGCAACGTGCTTTGGTTTACTTGTCGCTGTTGTATACGCGCGTTGTTTACGCCGCCCGCTAAGTTTAATTTTCCGCCCCTTTGTTGGGCTCGTTGCTGTTCTTGTTTTTGTACGTTACTTAAACCCGCTCCGCCGTACCGTTCAGTGTTTCTTTTTGCTACGCCTTCCGCTATCTTAGATTGTTTTGGAGCGTTTTCTCTAGCGTTATCAATTATGCTAGTGTCGTTAGTAGCATCTAAAAGCCTTTCTTCAAAAGCCCTAAAGTTGTTTAAATAGTCGTCATAGTCTTGTCGTGTTATATCAGCAAACGCGGCTTCGGGGTCGTTTACTTGTTCCATGTTTGATACATTATCGCGTTGGTTGCCATACATGCCCGCGTAAGTACTTCTAATATAACCTAAACTCATGTGTACTTCTCTCCTCTACCAGCTATATCAATACCACCAAAACCTTTTTCGAAAAAGCTACCTTGGTCGGCTGATTTGCGGACGCCATCTTCGCTCTTGTCTATACCGGCTTTTGTTTCTGCTTGTTCAAAAGCATTTGCATCGCCTACATTGGACGCAAATTGCGCTCCTAATCTACCGCCAGCTTTAATCATAGCGTTTCTTCTTGTTTCTTTTGCTGTAGCAGCAGCTAACAGATTAGACGTTTCTATTTTACCGGCCCTAGCTAAACCAGCTGTAGCTGTATTAGCTAAACCCCTAGCATTTTTAAGGACTCCCAACTGGTCTTCTCTTTTTCCTACCGTGCCTTGGAAAAAAGCATTTGCCGCTTGCCCCGTAGCAGCAGAAGCAAGATTCGCAGAAGAGTCTACGGACCGCGTTGCAGCAAGAGTGGGTCTATCTGTAAGAGCTTGCATAGTGTCCGCGTTTCCTCTTCCTTCTGCTACACCTGTATAGTCTTGTTTCTCAGACGTATCTCTCGCCTCTTTTAATTTAGGTAGGTAAGCTTCTCTAAAGAATTTTTTGTCGGCCAAGCCAATAGACGCTGTAGCTTTCTCTGATTCGCTAGCTTTATATGCTGATGCTTTTGGTTTACTCATCCACCTGTCTCCTAAAAATTCGTGCGTCTACGTTCCAGCCGCGTTTTATTGCGTACGGTTCCATTTCTGGAATCGCTGACTGGGCTTCTATATATTTACACCCTAAACTTCTTGCCGTGTTTTCAAACCACCCCTCGTGGCCTAGCCATTCGTGGTTCCCTTTTGTATAAGTATACGCTAACCAAATGTACAATGTCTTGTGTTTTGTATACTTATCTATCTCTATTGTTAGTACTAAAAAGCCGGTGGGGGAAGTAAATAAAAACGCATTTTCATTTACACACTCACTGTAAACATCTTCCGGTATAAAAGTAAGGGCGGGTATTTGTGTCAGTATGTTTTCTATCCCTTCTTTTACTTGAGGCCAACAGCTTCTTATATCTGCTAGCTGTGGCTCACTAATACTAGTAATCGATTTCCTTTCCATATTTACCATACCGCCTCCTGGGCATTCCAATTCCTTTATACTTAACTGTCCTGTTTACCCCAAGATCTCCGCCTCTAGCTCTAAGTTCTGCTTGTTGTATTTCTTGGTTAAACTGCAAAAGATACTCCCTAGCTGCGGGTACGTCTGTCCATTCTTTATTAGGCATACGTAATAGTCTGTACAAAGCGCCGTATATTATGCCGTCTCTGTACGTATTTGAGAAAGTTGTATCTATGCTACTAGTTGTTCTTGTTGGTTTTAAAGCTACGCTAACTAAAAGCCCGTTGGTTTGCGTAGTTTGAGGTACCGGTATTACACAAAAATTAGAGGGGGTTTTTTGTAGGTACACATGCGGCCTAGCTGTTCTATTTCTCCAGTCCGGGTAGTTTAATTCTAAACTACGTGGGCTTATAGGATCCATGTCGTTACCATCAAATGTCATCCACAATATCTGGTGTATTTCTGTACCGGTTGGTTGGTCAAAATCATATTCGTACACCCCTGCTACGGTAGTAATAGGGTCTAGGTCTAGTGTGTATGCTTTAGACCTTTCGCAAAACTCTATGGTTGCAGATCTTATATTAGTTTCTACTAAAGAGTCCGGGCACATAGAAACGTACGGAAGAACTTCTTTAACTAGGGAGGAAAAGTTAGCCATGGCTAACGCAGGTTGCCTGGTACTGGCTGAGAACTATCATTATTAGGGCTTAGTATATCTTGGGCTTGTTGCCCTGTACCTACACTTGCTGTAAATAATTGGTAGTGTTGCCCCGCTCTTTGTGAGTTTCCTGCGTACTCAGCATCTTTCATATAACACCTGTATAGAACAAAATCTATAATTGCGTTTGCATGTATATCATCTACTGATATAACGGCGCTAGTGTTTGCTAAATTTGCTGGGGTGGCTGAAAAAACTATTTCTACAAATGCAGTTCCGGCAACACCGGGATATACATAGTATTTTCTAGGATCATCTTCGTCGAATATATAGTGTTTTGGTATAGTTCCGTGCGCGGCATCTCCACTCACAGAAGGGTTATGCCAATCGGGTTCTTGTGTGTTTAAAATATCAACGTTAACAATTCTGATTGCTCGTTTACCAGTAGCACCGGTACTAGCCGCACTCATTCCTCTTACAACTTTAATTAATCTTAACCCACCAGAAGGTAGAGTTTGTTCAGTACCCGTAACTAATTGTATATTTTGATGTGTGGAAGAAGATTCAGGTCTTAGGTTAACTATCTCTCTTTGAGCATCATTAATATACCTAAGCAATTCTGCTTCCGGCCATCTAACACTTGTTGTGTCTTGTAAGGTGTCTTGAACCCTACTTATTATATTAGCGCCCGTTAGTGTACCCGCCATAATCTATCCTTTATTGCGCAGCTTGTATTTCTTTAATTAAGTCTGCTTTCTTTTTTCTTTTGTCTAGTTCCATACCTAAAGTACGGCCGTGTTCTTCGAGTTGCCCTTTAGTCATAGCTTCCAGGTCTAGCGGAGTTTCTTCTACAGTTACTTCTTCTACTATAGATAATTCTACGGGTGTTTCTTTTTCTACTGGGACATCAGTTACTTGCGTACATCCTGATTGCAAACATAGCAAGCCCATGTCGTATCCTACTTGTCTTGGCACTCCTGCTGTTAAATTAACAACGGCTCCCCAAGTTGAGGCTACATATTTATCTTCTTTTTCTGAAACAATCCACATAATTTTCTCCTAAAATTTAAAAGTTATAGGTGGTCAATGAAGACCACCTATAAAATATAACACAATTAATAAGCTACATCTAATCTTATTACGCCGAAGTCTTCAGACTGACCAGTGTGGTCGCTGTTAAACTTAGGTTTTTTAAGACCGAATATCTTACCAATTGAAATACCGTTCTGGTTTCCGTAGTCGAAAGTATCTTCTACTATTTCTGGGATTCCGATATCTGCCATTGCTAATGCTTGCGCACCTGCAAAAATACATGCAGATCCATTCACGTTAGCCCCAGCGCCCCATTTGTAACCAGCGGCTCCAGCATTACCTGATGCTCCACTTATAGCTCCATTTGTATTAAACACGTGTCTAAACTCGTGGATCATAACTCCGTCAACCATTAAGCTTGAAGAACCAGAGAATAAGGTTGAGCTCGGTCCTCTAACACCAGCATTTCTTACGTTAGTAAGAAAATCTGTATCAAGTTTTAAGTCAGCCATTACTTGTGGAGTAACAAAAAGATGGAACATCTCGTCATTACCAGCACTTCTAATACCTCTAATGTATTGGTCTTTAGCATATGCTTTTAGATCAACAATAGCACCATAAGTTAGTTTGTCAGCTGCAACAGTTGCAGTAACATCACCAGCTACGATACCATTAGTAGCATCAAATCTTCTATGTCTGTTAGACGTAGGAGCAGTTATATCGCTTGAGAAAGCTAGATCGCCAAGATTCTGTCCTGAATTCATTACAGGTCTTAGTGATCCATTATTCTTAAGTGTATAGCCAATGCCACTTAGGGTTAAAAATGCTAATTGGTCCATTCTGTCAGCCATTGCGTAAGCAAGTGCGTCTCTTGAATGTTCTCTAAAGTTCACAACTGACTTCTGGTCGTTCATTCTACCTGAAAGTCTGTTAGCGAATCTTAGTTGATCCAATTGTACTACTATGTCGAAAGCTCTTAATGATTCTTCATTACCTTCTAAAGTATTGTCTCCAACGATACCGTCACCAGTCATATCGGCTAAAAGAGTTAAAACTGCTCTAGCTCCTTTTTCTGATTGAGTAAGTTCAGATATTCTCTGAACCATTGCGTTAGATCCGCTACCTGCGAATTGGTTAATGAAGGACATATTTCTTGCGACACGCCAAAAGTCACGCGACCAAATTGTTAATTGTTCACTGGTCAACGCAGCAAAGTTTGTATTTGCCATGATAATATTCCTTTAAAAAAGTTAAAAAACTAGTCGTCTTTTGGAGCGACATATTACCCGTATACCCTTTGTCGTTGGGGGAACGTTTTCGTTATTTACGGACACGACCCCGTCTAGATTAACGCCCTAGCAGGCGAATTACGTTTTTTTATTGCAACGACGCAAGTTAAATATCGTTTTAACGGACGAACTTATATAT